CCTCTGCGGCCTCCCACCCTCGATACGACCCCGGAATGGGACCCCATCACGCCAGCGTAACAGATAACCGTTGCGCCAGCCTGCTGATACCCCCTCCGTGTTCATTGCGATAGCCCACCAATTGACCATTGCGCTCGCGACTCAATCGCGCGTATATACGATTGTGAGTACGCATAAACGTATGTACAGACAATCGTATATACAAACATACCATTGCACAGTCGCACCATTCGAAAGGTACTTCCATTGCAACAATGCAACGGCTGGCATGTGGCAACCATGCGGTATCATGTGGCCAGCATGTCGCACCATTACACGTACGCATATGTTACGCTTGTGTGATACCCCGCGCGGGCGCTGCAACGGGGTACCAGCGGCGCGAGCGTTCCACGGTCAGTACCCTAGCGGGCACGGTCGCGCGCGCCGTCTACGGGCATTCTCTGCCCATGAGACAAATCCCATAACGTGAGAATAGGCGGCACGGCCATGCGGGCGCTGCAAGGGGGCGTACACGCCACGGCTGGCCAGCCCGCTACTAGGGTAGCGCCCTCCCTGCCAGCCCGCCTGTACGCCCCCTAGGACGGCTGGCAAATGGGCACAAGAAAGCCCGCCGCATCCCTAGGACGCGGCGGGCTTGGCAGACTGCGGACAAAAAGAAAGCCCGCCGCTCCGATCGGAGCGACGGGCTTAGAGGTGACTGGCCAGCCTAGCGACGGCTGGCGCGTCGCATGGTGGCGCGTATGCGACGCGACGGAACGCCCATGCAGTACGCGTAGATCGCAGCAATTCCGCCGCACCATGCAAACGAGAACAGCGCGACCAGTGCGAAGCAAAGCGGGGATATCTGAGCCATATCAGCGCGCCTTGTTGAAAACGAGTACCGCGCGGTCGGCGCGCGGGAAGTCTTTCACGTCTAACAGTCGCGCCTTGCGGCCACGCTGCGGTACCGCGTCCGCCCATATCAGCCGGTAGCACTCCGTCGCGCCGCGATATCCTGCGACGCGGTATAGCTCAAGTACTTCGGCACCGTTCCGAATAACCTTGGACGTGATTAGTTCAAGCATCGCGAACACTCCAAAATGAAGAAAAGAAAACCCGCCGATTGTAGCAATCGGCGGGTTAGTAGACTTGATGTTACTTGCGCGCGGCAGGCTTGGCCCGACCGTTTGCCTTGGAGACCACTGCCAAGACTTCCGCGACGGTCGCGCGGGACTTCGCGCGGGACTTCGCGACGGCTGGCGCAGGCTTCGCCATTGCCGCGATAGCCGCAAGGTTTGCCTTGGCAGCGGCTATCCGCTTCGCGTCATCCGCTTTGACTTGCGCCGCGACGCGTGCCCGTGCCGCTGCCTGCCTCTCTGCCTTGGCACTGGCCAAAGCTTCCGCTTCCGCTTCCGCTGCCGCGATTGCAGCGGCATCGGGGACGGGGACGGTACGGGCAGGCTTGACCACGGTAGGCGCGACGGTCGGCGCGACGGCTGGCGCAACGGCTGGCGTTCCCTTCAGTACGCCCCACCCTAGCATCAACAATTGAAGCACGGCCTTTGCCATGCCCACGTCCGCGACCTCGCACAACTCCGCTCCGTTCGCGTCAAAGATGGCGCATTCCGTCAAGTCTTTTCCAAGCTTGAACGGTCCTGCGAGCGTGGAAACAGTCACGCCGGACTTGTCCGTTTTGGAAACGGCTGGCGCGACGGTCACGGTCACAACCTTGGAGGTAGCGCGAGTGTCCGCGCCTTTCTTGTTTTTCTCTCCGACCTTGGCCGCGACACCATGCTTCACTTCGGCCTTGGAGACATGCTTGCCGGTAGCTTTTCCCTTTCCTTCCGCTTTGGCGATTGCGACGGCCGTTTCCGCGATTGCAGTGCCCTTATCCTCGCCATGGGCGCGGACAAGATTAACCGCAGTGGACGGCGGTACGACGCCAGCCTTTACCAAAGCCTTCAAACGAGGATTGGCGCGGCCAAGCTTCGCCAGATCGATAACCCAACGAGTACCGATGCCGAGACGTTTCGCAATCGTTTCGTCGGTTTCGCCCATGGCGCGAAGCTTCAGAATGTTCGCGCCGCGCTCGTTTGGCGAGAGGGGCTTGCCGGTATTGGACAATTCCAGGTCGTACGACATTTCAACCGGACTGCGGACTTCGCCGTTTGCCATTACCGCTTCCGGAATGAACGTGATGCCGCGTATCGGGCGATTGTCCCGCTTGCCGCGCTTTCCGTTGGCGATTTGGGCTTGCAGATTAACCCAATTGGCCGCCGCGACGCGCCGATGGCCCGCAATGACGTACGCCACATTGCCGACAACCCGAACGGTAATGGGCTTGTCCGCAATGTAGCCGTTTTCTGTCATGTTCGCGGCCAGTTGCGCGTCACTCTCATCAGTATCCGGTGCGAAAGCATCACGCACGTTGTAATTGTCGATAAACTTGACTTGCGCCGGATCAATACAGGGAACGCCACTTAACATGGTGAAGCCCAGTATTTCCTTGAAAGATACTTGCGACATAGTTGCTTTACTCCGTTTCATTTCACAATCGGCGATTGCCGTTGCGGCGGTCTCTTTTGACCGCAACTAATAATCCCACAATGCAGTACGTATGTCAAATTGATTTTTGGCGGGTTTCCGCCAATTTTTGCCTGGAAGTCACTTCCAACGAATTGCCTGGAAGTGACTTCCAACGGCTGGCCAGCGAAGTGACTTCCAACGGAACGCACGCACGCTCGCACGCATCCCGCGCGACAATACGGAAAAGACGCGCACGCTCGCACGCTCGCGCCCACGCGCGTACACGTACGCGCGTATAGGCGCGCGGGCACACGCGCCCCCACGCACACTCACACACGTCCGCGTACGCTCGCGCGTACACGCGTAGGCGCACGCGCGCCCGCTTTCGCGGGCAGGCGTGCGCCTGCACTCATAGTCACATGAAAACGCGCGATGGCGCGCACCCACTATACGGCTGTGGGAACACGCACCCAGTATACGGCTGTGGGGAGCGTGCGCGTACCCAGTCCGCCACTACGGGCACGCACCCACTCCGCCACTACGCACCCAGTCCGCCACTACGCGCACACCCACTACGCGGCTGTGGGAAGTCACTTCCCTCAAAATCTGTAGCGACGGAACAACGCCTGCTCATCGTGATGATGCTTGAGCATCATCCGATAAAACCTGCGACGTGCCTGTCGCTTACGGCGTGTCCCAAGACACTCAGGCATCTTGAGTACCCGTCGTGCCGCTCGCACGACCTCCGTGTCGCTTGCGCTGACGTGGAGGCGCAGTCGTGAGTACGTCCCGTACATCACCTGCTCCCTATCACGATGCACTTGCGCTCGTCGTTCCACCAGCAACGCACGACGCCGACATACTCGACGGAAGTCACTTCACCCCAATCCCCGGCGTGGTACGGCATGGCGACATGCACGTTGCCCTGCTCGGCGATGTGCTGCGCCAGCAGCTCGATAAGCCTCGCGGCAGTCATCGTGGTCATCACGCCAACTCCACGAAATCGTCACCCGGCCAGACCGCGAGACCGAACGGCATCCCGGACCCTACGATGTCAAGCTGGATGCCGTACAGCCCCGGCGTGTCAGCGGTGTCGATCGCGACCACTTCAGCGATCTCCTCATCGCGACCGTCGAGAAGCACGCGATCCCCTCGACGTAGATTTTTTACCATTCGTAATCTCATGACTGATCTTCCTTGTTTGGGTGGTAGGCACCCGCGATTAATATCTGCTCCGCGCCCATAACGGTGGACTCGCCGCAGACCTCGCACTCGTAGTTCTCTGCATCCGGCTCGCAGCCGTCTGCATCCTCGCCGCACGCCAGACAAATCCCAGGATTTTCCACCGTAGTCTGCGCGAGCATAACCAATTCGACCACGCGATCTTCGGTGACGGACGGGTGGGGTAATCTACGCGCCATCGTTTTCGTCCTCGTGAAGTGACTTCCAAAGACTATCGGCCGATTTTATCGACGCGATTTCGGCTACAACCTCTCGCGAAGCCCGCTCGCTTTCAGCGGTACTCAGCACCAATCGCGGCGGGTGAACTGCACCGGCTCGATAGTCGGTACCGATCCAGCTATCAGCCGCATCGCCAAGTGCCAAGATTTCGTCGGCACTCAGCTTGGCGAAAACGCAAAGCGCGATCAGGTTGCGCGTCAGGTCATAGGCCGACCCGACAAACGCACCGGCGTGATAGTCACCGTAACTGTCGGTATACCCGCACATGATGTAGCCATCCGACGTGATGATCGCCTTGCGGTCATACTTCGGCACGTAGTCACGAGGATCGTCGAACATGGCCCGCAGGATGCAGCCCGTCCGAGTGTTGGAAGTTACTTCCAAAACCCGCTTGACGAACAGGTTCGGTGGCCAGCTTTCGTCGGTCATGGTTTTGCTCCTTTCATGCGCGCTTCGCTGCGGTACCCATCGAGGCCAAGCAGATCGCTATCACCCATCCCAGGATAGTCCAGCCGAGGAACAGGTTTAGCAAAGTGATCGACAGGGCATTTTTCAAGCCGCGCTCCCAAGCAACGAGGGCGGGCAAGAAATAGAAAAACATCGGCACGATTGTCACGAAAAGGATGAGACCGATGTACCACAAGGCTAGTAATAGGTTTTCCACGACTTTGTTCCTTTCGACAGCAGGACACACGCGAACATGCCCAGCGCCAGTATCGTCAATAGAACTCTCACGAAGTGACTTCCCCGCAATCGAGCATGATCGACAGCACTTCGGCGTTAAACGAGACCTCGAAGCCATCGACCTCGACCCACATCTCACGCTTGGGGCCATTCCCGTACTGGAACCTGATCTCATGCCCGTCGAATGACAGCGTAGTCACGACGGCGCATCCGAAGGCGATGTGCCAGATGATCGACATCAACGGCGAGGTATCGTGCCGGGGCCTGAGCGTTTCAGCCCAGCCGCCGTTCTCCAGCATCCGCTTCAACACCACGGCTTGCTGGTACGCCCCCGAGTCTTTCGGGGGCCTCGGTTTGATGTGGAAGCTCATGACTCGATCCCCTGGTCGTCGTTGTTGTCTTGAGTCTTGCTATGCACCGCGAAGTAGCGTGTGCCGACGTGTCTCACCCGACCTTCAGATTTCATCATCGACAACCGACCGGATATCGTGCCGCCCGGTATGGAAGCTACTTCCGCCAGTTGCTTTGCAGTGATGCCTTCTTCCCCAGCAGCTTCCAGCGCCAGTTCGATTGTTTCGACCACTGGCCGGTGCTGTCGAGGACGTGGGTTGTACGGCTTCTCGCTGAGTTTCGTCGGCACAAACGACTGCAACGCTTCCGTCGGCACCGTCAACGACGGTACGACGACGGGTGATAACTCGGCCAGCAATTCGTCGTAGACGGCCAGCTTGGCCTCCAGCTTCACCATCTGCGCCGCGACCTCGCGGCGCTTTTGTTCGAGTAGTTCTCGCATTGGTTTTGCTCCTGTTAAGTCGATGTCTAGTAACCCCAGCCCTTCTCACGGGCGTCGGCGCAAGAGTTGCAGCACTCGTACTCGGGCTTGATGCGGACCATCTGGCCGCAGTCAACGCACTTCTTCAGTCGGGATGCCTTCTGCGTCGAGAAGTAGAAATCCACATCCTCGTCGCTGCGGATTTCGTAATGCCCATAGTTGTCATCGACGTAGGTGGTGCCGATGCTGCCGGATACGCGACGAGGTTTCCGATCTTTCGGAAGTGACTTCCGAACGGCAGGAATTTCCTCGACCGGCACCGCCCCATTCGCGATGGCCTTCTCGACCACCGCACGAATGATGTCTTTCGCTTTCATTGCACGCTCCTATGTGCTTCGTGCGTTGGCTTCTTGCGAGGAAGCCGCTTCGTCAGAAGTAACTTCCGACGAACCTTGGGCGGCTTCGGCGCGTCACCAAGACGCTTGTGACGGATCGTTTTGGCCCAATCGACAGCCACGTACGCGGTGCCACTCACGGCCACGAATATGACCGGGCGTCCGTGTATCCACGCCTGGTACTCTATCCAGTAGTCGTACCGCCATCTCACGACAGCTTCACCTTGGCCCCGGCATGTCCGCAGGCGTTGACGAACCGCTGGAGATCGAACCGCGGATTGGTGTTCAACAGTTCACTGGCAAAAGCGCGAGCGATCCGATCGCGCATCCCGCCGGTCACGTCGAGATTGCGGATGACACTGGCGATGAACTCATAATCTTTTTTCGACATTTGGTTTTGCTCCTCATTTTGCGCTGTCGCGCGGCGTGACAAATCAGACATCGTATCCACGTCTTGCCGGTCTGGCTGTGCTTCATAAGCGTAGAATTATGCCTATGAAGCACATGCCCGAACCGGCAGACTAACCGGCGACCTTCAACCATCGGCCATCTTCCTGCCGCTGGTAACGTTGACCCATACCCCGACCGATACCGATCCCACGCATACGGGCACAACGGGCACACATGATTGCCCACGGTCCCATCCGCGTGGCCCCGTCCACGAACTCTTTAGTCAAGTCGTGTTGACCGGGGTTAGCATCAGTCAGATCACATCGGACGGGCGCACTGCCCAACCAAAACCGTTTCGGTGTTAGTTCGTCCATGTTTTGCTCCTTGGTTTGTTGCGGAAGTTACTTCCCGGTTTCCCAGGCTAGAGCCGGGGCTGATGCCCCGGCAAAAGTCTACGAAACCTGTTTGTCCTGCTTCTCGATCTCCTCCATTGCGAGACGCCACGTCTCCGCGAAGTCCCGCTGTTCGTCGAACTTCATCGTCCGCTCCATGTTGTGCAAGCGACGCTGTAGATGGACCAGCTTCCAGTACGTGTCAGCGTCCATCATGTAGACCGAATACACCGGCACGTCAGTTCTCCAGCCCGTGATAGCCGAAGACATGACCGGGATTGACCAGCTTCAGCGTCTCCTTCTCTGTCTTGCCGTACGGGATGACCTCGACCGCGACTGCGATACGATCACCCTCTTTTTCGATGATGTGGCCCGCGCCGATGGACACGGGCCGCTTGGGATCGTTGAACCGGACACGGTAGTGGCGAAGTAACTTCGCCCCACCTTCGACCCGTTCAAACTCGATGAACCACACGTAGTTGATGAGCATTTGCTCGTAACGTTCAATCATTGCCGTCTCCTGGTGTCACGCGAAAGAGGTCGGTACGCAGCGAGCCATGCGGCCCCACGAAGTCGCTTGTCTCGATGCAACCGTAGAACTTGAACCCGTACTTGAACGGGATGTAGATACGTGCGGGATCGCGCTTCCACAGCTTCGTCTGCCCGTTGCGCCTGATCGACCACCACTTGCCGCTGGTCATGTGGACCTGGATTTGGTGCCGGTCGAGCAATTCATCCACGTTCGCACGGGTGATGTACTGCGGCACCGTGAGTGCCGCCAGTTCCGCCAAGGTTTCGTTCAACGCCATTGGTTTTGCTCCTAGACCCACCGGCCCTTTTTCGGGTTCCACTTATAGCCCCACGACCGCATGATCTTCTCCTGCGGATCGTTACACTTGCACGTCCCGTCGTCGCGGAAGTGCGAAGGCCACATAATCAGATACGGGCACACCTCCGGGTTGATCGTCCGTATCTGTGCGGTCTTGAGCCATTCGCCTTTGTTCTCTTCGGTCATCGTTTTGCTCCTGAACGGCGGGGCCGAAGCCCCACCGAAGTTACTTCAGAGATCCGCCTTCTGCATCAGGTTGACAGAGAAGGACAGACCGTCCTTGCCGTCCACCTTGACCGAGCCGCCCGTGGACGCGACCAGATTGGTCTTGCCCGTCTTGGACGGCGGAGCCGCGTTGATCGACGCCGAACCGATATCCATCGTGATGATGAGCTTCGTGCCCTTCACGGCGTACTCGACGTTGTGTGCCATTTTGTCCTCGCTTGGAAGTTACTTCCTCGACCGTTGTCGAGAAATCGGCCGGTTTTCGACCGTCAACAAGTCTACCACCCTGCAAAATGTATGTCAAGTCGCCGATCGGAAGTCACTTCCTAGATCGCGTCTCTTGCGCGTATCGCGATACACGGAAAAAACGCGTGAGCGTCATGACGCGCGTCATGTGATCCTACATGCGCGTACGCGTACCCGTACGCCCGTCCATACGCTATCACGCACGCGAGCGGGCACCGGCGCGCTCACGCGTACACGCACACGTTCACCCGCGAGAACGCGCTACGGCATGAGACCCCTGCACGCATGAGAGGCCCGCGTCCGCGTTACCCCGTCCGCCACTACGCGCACCTACCCTGTCCGCCACTACGCGCGTTGCCCAGTCCGCCACTACGCCCGCATACCCAGTTCGCCGCTTGGCAGCAACTTGACATACGTTTTGCAGGGTGTTAGCATTTTGAACGATCGAAATTCCTCGATCGGAAGTAACTTCCGGGAGCTACAAACAATGACAGAAGCTCAATTGCGCTTTCTGTGCGAACAACTTCGCGACTGGGGCGGGCTGTCGGAAGAAGAAATCCAACTCATCTACCATCGTGAACGAAAGGCGATATCCGATGATAAGACTGAGCCGACTCGAACAAATCTACCTAGACACCTTCCACACAGCCACACCGCACCATGAAGTAAACTTCGACCTCATCCGAACTTTGACGGGTGAGAAAGACCCTGAAGTTGTCATGGCTTTGGTGTTCATTGAGGAAAAGAACACCGGCTATGATGGCATACTGGAGCGATACCTGTGCAACGTCGGCAAGCAAAAGCTGGCGTTTCAAGTCGATCTCCTGCCAGGGTTCATCGTGAAGGAAAGCAAGAATGGTACGTCGAGGCGATGACACACCCGACCTGTTACGTGCAATAGCCAGGAGTACCCACGCGCAAGAGTTCAAACACGATGTCATCTTCAACGCCGCTGCCGATGAACTCGACCAGTTGCGGGAGTCTAATGAAAGGAGTGTCATGTCTACGACCATTGACGAAAATGTCTCGTACCGAGCCCAGATCGAAGCTCTGGAGGTCGGCGAGTGCATCATGCGCGGCGCGCGGTTCGACGCCGACGAAACACTGAAGCACATCCCGCGTGAGTACTTACGCACCTTGCGACTCGGTATGCAGCCGACCGTCCACCGCATACAAGATCGCACCGGACGTAAGTTCAGCGTCGAGACGTTCGAAGGGCGTACTTCGTCCAGAGACATCGCGGCAGTGCTGATGATTACCCGAACCGAGTGAAAGGAAGTAACTTCATGATCCCCGTCTACCAGCGAACCGGTGCTAAGACCGGCGAACCGGGCGACTGCTTCGCCGCTTGTCTTGCATCGCTGTTTCACCTGTCATTAGACACGGTGCCCAACTTCAATGACGGCGCAAAGAACGGCCAGCCATTACCCGCCGCGAGTTCTGAGGCACTGCGCGACTGGCTGCGTCCGCACGAATGCGAGTATATCGAGCTTGGCTTCCACCTACCGTCCAAGGAGGCCATGCTGACGCAGATGCAGATCGCCACGCCGAATATGTTTTATCTCTTAATCGGTCGTACCGGCACTTATTCGATCCACAGTGTCGTGGCAAAAGGCGGCGAGATCCTCCATGATCCGGCCACCCCGGTCGGCCAGAACAGCCTGCGTGGACCCTGCCATGACGGCTTCTGGCGAGTGGGGTTTTTTCCGCATCTTTTGTGAAGTAACTTCCAATTCAGACTTGACATGCGATTTGCATGGTGTTTAACTCTACGAACCGAGGGAGCAGTTTCCCCGGTTCGAACAAACCCTGAAAGGCAAGCGTCCTCCAATGGCAAGAGCAGCAAAAACAGCGGCTAAAGCGCCCCGCGCAAAAGCCGTTCCGCCAAGCCGCGTAAGTATGAAGATGATCGAGTTCACCCCCGGTACGTCTGCCGAGGCAATTGCTAATGCCGAAGCGTCTAAGAGTACCAGGTTCTACACGGTGCAACTCGATAAGATCACCATCGTGCCTGGACTTAACCTGCGTGTGACGGATACCCAGGAGTACAAAGACGGTATTCGTGAACTGGCCGACAGCATGAAGGCTGAAGGCTATTACGACAGTCAGCCGCTCGGCGTGTTCCCTGCCGAGATTGGTGGCGAGACCCGGTTGGCTCTGATCTCGGGCCATCGCCGGTACGAAGCGGCTCTCCTCGCCGCCAGCGAGGGCGCTGACATCACCAAACTTCCTGTCGTGATGAAGAAGCCAGGATCGACGGACATGGACCTCGCGGTGTCTTTGTGGAAAGAGAACACCGGCGTTCGTCCGACAATTCTGGAGCGTGCGGTACTGGCAAACCGTATGGCAAAGACCGGCATGGATGACGATGATATCGCCGCCCGTCTCGGCGTCACGAACAAACACGTTCGTGACTTGAAGGTCATCATCAACGCGCCGAAGGGCGTGCGTGATCTGATACGCGACAACAAGATCGCGGCCTATGAGGCGATTGCACAACTACGCAAAGACCCTACGGGCGAGAAGATCATGGAAGCCGCCGCAAAGGCCGAGGCGAAAGCCGAAGCCAGCTTGGCCAAGAAGGCTGAGAAGCTGACACGGAAGAACCTTGAAGCCGGTGGAGAGAAGCCGCCGCGCAACACGGTGAAGACGATAGAGTTGGGCTTCACCGCCCAGGCTGGCGCTGAGTTCCAGTACGAAGACGTAGAGCCGTTCATGGGCCTGCTCGAAGAGGATGAGAGCTGGTTCAAAGGCACTCGCTCGACCAAGAAGAAGATTGCCCTGTCGGATATGAAGATCAGGGTTAAAATCCAGCGGACAAAGACCGCCGACGAACTGGCAGCGGAAGACGAAGTTGCCGCTCAGATCGCCGCCGAGAAGGCAGCCGCGAAAGCCGCCAAGACCAACGGCAAGAAGACGAAGCCTGCCGCAGCCGAGGACGATCTGTCCGAGGACACTGAGGAAGACGACGACGATCTGTCCGAGGACGAAAACTCCGAAGAGGAGGACAGCAGCGTTCCCGATCTTCGAAAACTCGGCATTGCCGAACCAGCCTCCGGCGATCTGTAATCGCTGGAAGTTACTTCCGGAATGGCGGGGTCGAGAGGCCCCGCCTTTTTCGTATGGAGAAGACGATGCAAACCTACAAAGTCGTGACAAGGTACGGCATATCCTGGGCCAACCGGTTCGTATCGGAGGACGGCGCGTGGAGTCGGTTACTGGCACTCAAGCACATGCCAAATACCTACCAAAATCGGGAGAAACTCAAGGCTCAAGGCTGGAATGTTCGACCGGCGGAAGTTACTTCCGAGGCAGAAGCAGGATGAAAGACCCCTATGGCTGGCACGAGCGCATCCAAGACTACGCCTTCGAGACAGGCTACCCCGAAGCCTTGTTCATCGCTGCCGACGGCAGGCTGGTCGGGACGTGGATTATGGGCAACGACTACCACGTCAAGTACCGGTTCTATGGTGGGTACCCTGCCACCTATCTCGAACGAGTTCGTTCCATGTTCCGAGATAAGAAGCGCGTTCTCCATTTGTTCTCTGGGAAAGTTGACACCACACTATACCCCGGTGACACGGTAGACGTGCATCCCGATCTAAACCCCACCTATGTTGACGACGCCCACACGCTCTTGCGTGTGCCGCTTGAACGGTATGATCTGGTCCTGGCCGATCCGCCATACTCAGCCGAGGACGCGGATCACTACATGACCTCCAGCGTCAAGCGGAACGTCGTGTTGAAAGCCCTGGCCCGGTTGCCCGCCGGGGCACACATCGTGTGGCTCGATCAGGTACTCCCGATGTGGCGCAAGGACACGTTCGACCTCGCAGGCTGTGTCGGGATCGTAAAGTCAACAAATCATCGCTTTCGAGTGATGTGCATATTCAGGAGGAAGTGACTTCCATGAAATACAAAAATGCGTTGGTACTGTGGAATGAGGGTACAGATCAAATAACTGTCGTACCGCTCGGACATCCGACAGCCCGTATTCCTTTCGGACAACCCGGCCATTACAGATGCTCAGGCGGCGCGGCGTATCTCGAAGTCCACACTTGTAATAACTCATGGAAAAATAAAGCCTGGATGCTCCACGAATTTATTCAAATCACCCAGGTCGGTAACGTGTCGTTCGTCGCCGCGCATAAAGCGTTCATGGAAATCGACGAGTTCCGCGAATGGAACTGGCCTAACCCCGTTACTTACAGATACCCCAGAGAAGAGGAATGAATAATGTCCGACGATATTCCTTACGACCTGTCACGTCGATTGCTCAACCTCACCAGAGCGATCGACCGAGTGATGATCGCCGACCACGCCCAACGGTACTGGTTGAAGAACACCGTGCCGCTGGATGTTCCATTCGCCGACGCCGTGGCACACTACGGCAAGCCGGGAGCTGGCCTCGATCTGTGGGCTATGTGCGCCGCTGTCGAGGAATTACGATCCGTCTGGCATGGAAGTAACTTCCCGCTGCCAGAAGAACAGTTAGCTCCGGAGCATGGAGATGGTACCTCACACGACAAAGAAAACTAGCGACCAACTGTACGCCGAGTTTAAGATATACCACGCGGCAAATCCGCGTGTGTATAAGCTGGTGAAACGGTTCGCCGCCGAAGCCCTCGCGGCGGGCTATCTCCGTTTCGGCATCGCCGCGATATGGGAACGTGTTCGTTGGGAGGTCGCTATAACGAACCGCTCCCATATCGCCGGTGAGGATTTCAAGATGCCGAATAACCACCGCGCCTACTACGCTCGCTTGTGGCTGGACGATCATCCGGAGTACAACGGGAAACGCCCCTTCTTTAAGACGTGCGAATTGCGTAGTGTGTGGACTGCCGTAGATCGTTATGGGAGATCTGTGACATGAGTAGTGGTATCGAACAGAAAATACACGACAACCTGAACGACACCGTTGATTTGGTGAAGCAACTAATCAACGAGAATGCACGAATGCGCGCCGCGCTATTGAAAGCCGCCGGACAGTTCAATTTTTATGTCGAACAACATCTGGCCAAAGTTCCACCCGATGAGGTAAAGGCTTCCACCAACATCGAGTGGGCAGAGCATTGTCGCGAAGCCGCGAAACATGACTGATCGTGAAAGGGCCTTGCAGAGAGTCGCTGACGCTGCCGCCGATGCGGTCCTCCGATTGGAGAACGTCAAACATCACCTGGACGAACTGACACCGGAGGAAGCACAGACGTGGTTCAAAGCGCGGCAGGCTTGCGACTTCCTGTACGTGGCGACCAACAAACTGGAGAAGTAACTTCCACAACTTGACATACACTTGGCGTTGTGGGATAATATACATGCTGAAAAACAGAAAGGAAATCAGCATGAGAGCCATCTGCATTGACCCACGCGATCGAACCATTACCGCCATCAATGTACCCGACGGTTTCCGTTCTATCGGTGCGGCTGTCTCCGACGATCAAGGGCATACTACCTTCTGTCTCGCCGGGTACTTCAACCGCGATACCGTCTACGTGAACGACGAGGGCCTATACCTGTTTGATACTTTCTTCGAACTGCCCGGCTGCGGCCAAGGACTGTTCGCCGGTCCCGGCCTGATCGTCGGCGCGGAGATCGGAGACACCGACAAGACTAGACCGCCGAGATCAACGCTCACGGAAGTTACTTCCAAAGTCGTGTGGCACGATAGGCATAGCGCCCGCATCCTCGCCAGAGAACTCGGCATCTAATTCGCATATGGTCGTACGGGGTGCAAGCCGTACGATCATTAGAACGGGGGTTGATCCGCCAGATCGACCCCCGTTCGCTTATGTGCTATGGTACCGACCTGCAAACGGAGGACACAATGACCACAGTACTCGTCGGCCAAGGCCAGTCCATCCAAGCCGCGATCGATGCCGCCGCACCGGGCGATACGATCGATGTGCAGGCTGGCACCTACACTGACCAGTTTCTCACCATTCGTACCTCGATCACTTTGCAAGCCGTGAACGGCCAAGTATTGCTGCGCGAGACGGTGCAGCCGCCGAACGGCAAAGCAATGATAACGGAGGGAGCCAGTGGCATCGCCGTTGCAATCAATGGGTTCGATATATCGGGCGTTTCTGTCCCGGATCACAACGGCGCGGCAATCCGCTACGAGGGCGGAGCCCTTTCTCTCACGGATGATTTCTTCCACAACAACCAAGAGGGATTACTCGGAGCCGCCGACTCAAGCGGCAGTATCACGATTAACCACAGTGAATTTGCATCGAATGGCGATGGATCAGGCTCGACGCACAACATCTACGTTGGTGATATCGCGTCATTCTCGATCACGAACTCGTACATCCACGACGCGGTGGTAGGCCATGAAATCAAATCCCGAGCCGCGAATAATACGATCACGGGTAATCGTATTTTTGATAATAGTGGTAGTGCTAGCTATTCTATCGACCTGCCAAATGGTGGTACTGCGAATGTTACGGGTAACGTAATCGAGCAAGGTCCAAACACGCAGAACCCGGCCATCTTCGCCTGGGGTGAAGAAGGCATTACTCATCCAGGCATGATGTTCATCACCGGCAACACCGTGGTCAACGACGATCTGGCGTCCAACGCCTACGGCGTACTCGGTGGACCAGCATCGTATACCAACAATCAGGATTGGAACCTCGCCAATCTTGGCAACGTCACGGCGTCGGGCAACACCGATCTGGCGGCACGCCCGCCACTCGATCTCACGCCGCTGACGTTCACCGGCGGGACAACGCCACCGCCACCACCGCCACCACCAGTTCACGGCCATGGCCACGGCGGGCATCATCACGCAGCGGAAGTTACTTCCATCGCAATCCACAGCGATCACGGATAGAACAGAACAAGAACTAGCACGCGATCGAGCGACGTGCTAGAAGACCGCGCCCTTTAACCACGGAGAATAAATATGACCCGCGTACACGTATCCGGCGGATACCTGAACATCGCTGTACCTGGCGACGGCGAGATCGACAACGAACTTCCTGGCGGTCCCGGCGGACATCCAGACAATACCTTGCCGGGTGGTATCCCTCCCGGCGCAACACTGCCAGCCCCGCCCCCAGGTACCTGGCCCCCGCCGTCGTGGTCGAGGCCCATCGTGCCGGTGCATCCCGATCAGGGTCTACCAGTCGAGCCGGGAACAATCTGGCCCACGCCTGGACTGCCCGACCGACCGAGCAACGCACTGCCCGGTGGCGGCGGCGGCGGACAGATCGATAACGGCCTGCCGAGCCAAGTGTTCTGGATGATCGCGTATTGTCCTTCGTTGGGATGGCGATACGTTGCAGTGGACCCGTCCCTGGTCGCCGGTACGCCGCTCCCGCCCGCGCCCGCTCCGAAGTAAATTCTTCGCGACGTGAAACCGATAAACGCCACGGGCGTTATACTCGGACATCAAAGGAGGGTACCCATGCCTGAACAGACAAACGCCGAGAAGAAAGAAGCCGCTCTCGCCAAGGCGCAAGCTGCCGTCGTACAAGCGCAGAACAAGACGCAGCAGGAGAAAGACGCTGCCCAGGCCGAGTTGAAGCGCGCCGAGGCAATGCCAGACTAAAAAGAAAGGCCCCGCGAAAGCGGGGCCTTTTTAGTTTCGGAAGTTACTTCAGGTACGGCGACGGCGAACCGCCACCATTCCCAGCAATCCCATGCCGAGGATCGCCAGCGTCATCGGCTCGCTCGCGTCCACGATGACGACCGGGTTAATCACACAGTCGGGGCAGGACGTGTTGATCGGAATGTCCTCTGACACGAGGCTGTAGTTGTTCTGGGTACCGACCCAGTTGATCTTCAGCGCCGTGCTGTAGTTGGCCCACGAGTCACCCGGTAACAACGTCGCCTCGAACCCGATCACGATCGGCGTGGTGCCGAGGAGCGTCGTCGGGATAATCGGCGGATTGGAGTTCTGGTCGATTGACGTGTTGTCGAAGCAGAAGAAATTCCCGGTGCTGTTGCAGCCGGTCGAGTTCAGCCCGCCGTTCTTGAACACCCAATTGGCCGGGTTGCTGACCAGCGTGCCGTCGAAGATGGTCCCGACAACCACGCCGGTAGCGGGCGAGTTGGTCTTGTTGTTCACGAGATTGAACGCGAAGGCATCGATGCCGGTACGCCCGCCGATGGTATCGGTGCCCGAGTTCTGGCCGGTGATGAGCAACGCGAATTGCTCCGTCAACGGATCGGCTGTCGCCTGTGCTTCCAGCGTGTAGGTAAGGCCCTCACAGGCACCGTTCGGCGCTGGCGCGCCGCAGTTGCCATTAGCGTTGCTGATCGAGATCAACGCGGCGTAGGCGGGGAGATGAAAGAACATCGCCCCTGCAACTACAACTGTAGCTACGAGTAATCGTTTCATGTGACGTTCCTTTGAAAAGAGCCGGGACGGCGGCATGTTGGGGAACACCGTCCCGACAGGTAGTTCCCAGACGGGTGTGCCCCCGTTTATGCGCGACGGCGACGGGCCACCATACCGATGCCCAGTACGCCTACCCCTAGCAGCGCCAGCGAGGCCGGTTCCGGTGCAGCCGAGGCCGACACGTCACCCGTGAAGCTGGCGTCGAACGCGCCGATAGTCGTACCGTCGATCACCAGCGGATTGGACAGGTTGACGAACGTGAGGTTGAACGAAGACGGCGGCAGGAGGTCGGCTGCCGGGACCACGTTGGAGGTCAACACCAACTGCTCTGGCGGGTTACTGACCTGAACCGTCAAGCCGGGACCGCCGGTCGCACCGAAGGCCGCGTCGGTGAACGTGCCCGACAGGAAGTTACCACCGCATCCGGCCACCGAGGACACGCAAAATGATCCCGAGTAGTGCTGGACAATCTCGCCGCCGATGTCGATCGCGCTGTCGATCGACGTGGCGGAAAGCTGGAACGAAGCACCTGAGACGTTGAACACGCCGCCGCCCAGCGTGACCAGGGTACCCGCCGCGATGCTGATGTTGGTCACGGTACCATTGTCGGTCGCGGTGACGGTGTTGGTCAGGCTCTCCTGGGCCAGTGAGGTAATCAGCGTCGCGTGTGCCGCGAGCGGTGTGAGGGCGGTAGCGGCAACCGCTTTACGCATCCTAAAGCTCCTTGCAAGAGTTGCGGCATCGGTTGCCGCGCAAGAGCCTAGCAAGGTTCGTTTCGTCGTGGTTGTAAAGAGTGCCGACAAACGCCGATTTCTTAACTCGTTGATATCGGCTGAGTTGTCGTGCTGCCCTCGTAACTGTTCGCCATTCGTTCACGCGGTGGCGACGGTGCCAGAAGCACTTCCACCGCACCGCGTAGCTCCGCGATCTGGCGCTTGAGCGCGGCGTTCTCCTGTTCAAGCTCCGCGATCCGATCCGCCATCCGGCGAACCGTCGAGGTCTGGTCACTTCCGGTGGGCATGGTCATGGCTGATACCCCTGAAAACCGAAATGCTAGGGGGGTAGGGCGGCGTCTGGCAAGGGGGGCGCTACCCCCTATAGCCGCCAAGGCTAGACGCCGTGTACACCCCCTCCAGGCCCCCGCATGGGCGTCTCACCGGATGAGACACGTCTCATAAAAAGAACCCCCGGCTAGGTGAGAGGGGCCGGGGGCTGAAGAGTTTATCCGCGTCAAAACCAAGCGTCGAACGAACAGCAGTGTGGCATGGAAGTAACTTCCTGTCCAGGGTTATCCACAGTTGTCATGGTTTATTCTTCAGACAAGACTCCAACAACGCTTGGATGATCTCGACGGTATGTCTGGCCCGGCCATCAACGAACCACACGAACGCTGCCATGAACATCACGTTGACAAGGATCAACGCAAGGAACTGCGGCTGAAGTGAACTCACCACTTGCGAGCCGACGTGGGCGACGGCGCTGATGATGCCGTGCTTCGGTTCCTCTGGATCGGAAGTCACTTCCTCAAGCCTTGTCCCGCGCCGCCAATATGCGACGCTTCACTTCTGCTGCGTCCTTCGGGTCTTCCAGACCGATGCCGTGACTAAGCGCCTGCTCCACGGCATACGACATCTCGTGCTGGACGTAGATGCCGCGACGACGTTGATGCGGCTGAAACGAGGACGCCGACTTGACGGCGATCCCCACGGCGAAAGCATCACGCGAGGTCTGACGTTCCTTCAGCCATGCCTCCGATCGATTTCGCAACGCCGTAGGCAACGTGACCATATCGACGCGAGCCATGTGCATCGTCGTTAGACATTCGTCGTCTGTCCTCGGCTGCGACAAGTGTGGCGAGACGTGGTGCCACAACTGCCGCATCATTTTCACGTCAAGATCGATCAGACATTGCCGGAACAGAGCAGCGTGTTCGCTCATGTCTCGTACAGCCGCGCCCGCACAGCGGCGTCCTTCGCCTCCAACAACTTCCTCAACGCAACCGTACGTTCCGGATTGCGCGGCAGATCGTCCACCACTCTTCGAGCCAGTACGCCGAACTGACTACTGATCTCGGCAAGGTGCGCCGGTAGGTGTTCGTAGGTGAAGAACTGCAAGATCGGCTCCACGTCAGACATCATCACGCTCCCTCAGTCCAACGTGATCGTCGTCGCCGTCGAGAGGCGCGGCGTGACGCCTGTGCCGGTGACGATGTTGGGTGTGACCGTGCCCGACCAGAGGATCGCCGCTGCGCCGCCGCCGGTCTTGCACGTCGAGAAGAAGTTCACCGTGCCGGACCCTCCGGTGCCAGCCGGGAAGTCGATGTTGGCGACCGGCGAACAGGTGCCGCCCGTGACCGTCCAGCCGCCCGATGTGCGCGGCACGTTGACCGGTGCGTAGGAGGTGTACGCGGCGGGGCTGGTGGCTTGCGTACCGGCGTCGCCGGGATCGGCCACATGCAGCGCGACCGCGATGTTGGTCTGCGGCGTGCCCGCAGCGTTGTCGGCGTAGTTCGCCCACGCCGCTGCATTGTAGACCAGTCCGAGGATGGCGGTTTCAGTGGCGTCTGAGATCGACATGGTATATCCCTTTTGTTAAGTGATAACGAGGCGTGGATCATAGTAGACCGTCGTGTTAACTCTGCCTAGTCTTAACCTTCCTCTCACACGACCAGCCTGTTGTGGCGTGAACGTGGCCTGTAGTTTCTGTTTAGTGATGGGAACGGTTCCGAGCGGTAGAACTGTCGTAAACCCTGCGGGGACGGTTCCGACAGTTGTAGTAGCTCCGAAATTAGCGGTTACACTTTCACCGCTTACACTCGCTCCGAAACACGCCAATACCGTAGCGCCCAAAGCAGTGAGAGTAAGACCTGCCACTCCGGTTGCGGGATTGCCTGTCCCACTGCCGTTCCACAGACCTGATGGCGCAACTCGGAACCAGATCAAGTGTGCGGCGATATCTACAGCGACCCCTATCACATCACCGTTTGCTCGCGTTCCAAGACTAAACCCTGTAGACGCATTGTTTGTCCAAATGGCTCCAGTTCGGTACATCACAGAAGCTTGGAGCGGCGTCGGTCCGACAGACGCCAGAATAGCCGATGGTGAAGCAACACCCACGGCGCTATTGCCGCTGGCATACGTGTTCAGGGTGAACTCAAAATAATATTTGCCGGTTGTAGACATAGAACTTGTATTTCGCACGCCGCCCGCGCCTGTCGCTGTCGCAGTAAGATCTCCGCCGCTGAGTGTGATGCCGGTCATATCCAAAGTGTTCCAGATACCCGGCGGAAGTGAACTGACCCACGTCGCTGTTGAGGTCGCAATAGCCGTGGCAGCGGTCAGTGGCGTGGCTGGTAACGTGTTAACTATCGTAGCAAGCGACGAGCCGGATGTGCCGAGGTATTCCAACTCCAGCGATATATCATCGTTGTTCAACGTGAGGTTGCTGCTGATCTCGACCGTCGCCGTCTTGCTGCTACCGAGCGTGGTGTAGTTCACGTCCATCCAAAAACCTAACAGCATGTTGGCGATTTTATCGAGGTTCGTGCCGCTAGTGCTGACCATCTTGTGACTGAACGCACCGGCGTTATCGACAGCACCCCCACTCAACGTGACGGCGAAATCGGTCGTAACCGCCCCCGCGGATTGCCACCGTTCGTTGATGATGTTCGTGCCGTCGAAACAATTGACCAGTTCATTGTCGTCACGCGAATTATTCGCGAGAGCTATGACAGCACGAGACACCCCCGGCGCGATACGACAACTGTCAACCAACAGCTTGAACCCAGCGGAATTACCGCTTCCCCCGGCCATCAACGTCGTAGTGAGGGCGCTCAAATCGAGACCTCTCAGCACTACCAGTCCCGCGAGAGTGAGGGTTACGGGAATGAACAGCGCAGCCGGAACTACGGTCCCGAGGATTGGCGAGGGCGTGTTGATCCAAATCAGTTCCCAATCATTCGTAAGGACGATGCCCTGGCTAGAACCGGTGAAATACACCGACGTGTTGTCGAAGATTATATTAGTAATCGAACCTGCCTGAAAACGCTGATTGGCTGTCGCACTGCTTAGATAGAATACGCACGTATCAAACCGACCCATTTTGGATTGAGTCGATGTGAGTTGGATGCCCGCTATAGCTGAACCGGTGTTGGCGAAATTCATCCCGTAAAAATAGACCGGAAAGCCCAATTCTATGGTGAGGGTTACGCCGCCGGTACCAACTGTCGCGGTGGCTCCCGGCAACAGATCGGCGGCGACCGGCGGCACGCTTCCGGCGCGATTAACCGACAATACTAAAGCGAGATTGTAGCTCTGGGTTCCTATTCCAGAACCATAAGTCGCACTAGCAGTTTGTGTCTCACTGTGATCGCTTGAAACAAACATACGATCACCGCCCAGGAAACGTACAGCGCCACCGCCACCGCCGATTAGAGTCGGCATATCACCCGCCGCTGCACTCCATCCGTAAGTGCTTTGACCAGTGACATTGGTGAAAACCGCACCGCCACTGGTGACGGTACCATTGTTGGCTGCTGGCCATGCCGGTTCAGTCGCCGCACTAGTACCAGCCGTCGTGCAGCGCATGACCCATTGCAATTTGAGCGTAGGTGAACTCGGCTTAATAAACTGTCCGACAGTGTAAGCCGTCGAAATCGTGTAGGGCGTCACAGCGGCATAGGCCGCACTGGACACATACCAGTCAGCCATCGTCTCGCTCCTTGGAAGTTACTTCCGACATTCTCATGTGATCGTCATCTGTGGATCGTAGTAGACCGTGGTCGAAGGTTTGCCAAGACGAACTCGGCCTCGCAACCGACCGGCTGTTTGCGGCGTGAACGTGACCTGTAGTTTTTGCGATACTCCACCGGACGGCGGAGCCGAAAACCCAGAAGGGACAGTTCCAGTGAACGCGGTAGCCCCGAAATTAGCAGTCGCGCTTTGACCGCTTGTAGCCTGTCCAAAAGCCGGGAACACAGTGCTTCCCAGCCCGGCGATGTTAAAACCTCCCACTCCGGTCGCCGGATTGGCGGTACCGCTGCCGTTCCAGTTGCCCGAAGGCGCGACCCGAAACCAGATTAAATGCGCGGTGCCATCCACGGCGATCCCTATAATGTCGCCGCTCGATCTTGCTCCGAGAGACCCGCTCTGAGTTACACTGTTTACCGACAGTGCCCCGGACAGGTACGCCATCGCGGATTGAAATCCAGTTGTCACGAAATTTGATAAAACGGCAGTCGGTGATGCTACGCCCACGCTGGTACTGGCCTGACTCCAAGTGTTTACAGTGCATTCCCAATAATATTTACCTGTCGTCAAGGCGCTAAGGCCACGCACCGAACCCGCGCCGGTCGAGGTCGCGATAAGATTTCCACCGCTCAACGTAATAGCGAGAAGATCAACTGGGTTCCAGGCAAGCATACCGTTCCACGTTGCCGTGGACGTAGGAAGGGCCGAAGCTGCGGTCAATACGGTGGCCGGAAGATTATCAACGAACGACGCCAATGACGAACCGGACGTGCCGGGGTATTCAAGTTCAAGACTGATGTCGTCGTTGTTCAAACTGGCACTGCTGATGATCTCGACGGTAGCGGTCTGGCTAGATCCCACGGTGGTATAATTCATGTCCATACAGAAACCTGTGAGCATGTTGCAGTACTTGTCGATGAACGTACTACTGACCATCCTATGGCTGAACACACCGACGTTATCGGTAGCGCCGCCGCTGCTCAACGTGACGACAAAATCAGTCGTGACCGCACCCGCGGGCTGGTAGCGTTCGTTGATGATATTCGTACCGTCGTAACAACTGAACAGTTCAACTTCATCGCGCGTGTTCAAAGCGGTTGCGCCGGAATAGCGAGTGACCCCCGGCGCGATACGACAACTGTCGAACAGAGCTTTAACGGAAGCTATATTGCTGTTCGCCACCAAAGTTCCGGTCACAGCACTGAGATCGACACCACGAGCAATGATGGTGGTTACATTTTGCGGCGATGGAATGCCAAATAGGGTGGTAGGAAAAATGGCACCAGCCAGAGCAGCGGGTGTATTGAGCCAAGTAATCTCGTGTATGTTGGTGCTGGCAAAAAATTGAGCAATATGACCGAAGCGCACCGTCGTGTTGTAAAATACGGTATTCGCCATGGTTCCTGATTGAAGACGTTGAGCAGCACTCGTGTTGTTAAGGTAGAATTGACAGGTATCGAAATAATTCATCCGGGTGTTGGTAGCGAATATCACCCCTGAAACAGCGCCACCCGTGTTGATGAAAGTTATGCCGTAATAGTAGATCGGAAAAACCGTCTCCAGCGTAGGGACTGAGGACCCACCGGAGATTGTACAAGTAGCTCCCGGCAACAGATCGGCCGCGACAGGCGGCACGCTACCAGCGCGATTGACGGACAGTATCGGAGAAATGGTATTGGTGGTGCCACCACCAGTTGCTCCGTACGTCGTGGACGTGGTTTGTGTTTCGCTGTGATCGCTGGATATGAATATGCGCTCTCCGCTCGTGAAACGAAGAGCGCCACCAACAAACATAGTCGGCAGATCACCCGCCGCCGCGCTCCACCCATAGGCGCTCTGACCGGTGACGTTGGTAAAGACCGCAGTACCGCTGGTCACGGTGCTGTTGTTAATTAACGGCCATGTCGGCTCAGTTGCCGCCGACGTGCCCGCCGTGGTGCATCGCATAACCCACTGCGCCTTGAGCGCAGGCGTGATCGGCTTGACGAATTGCCCAACGGTATAGGCCGTCGAGATCGCGAAAGTCGGCACGCTGGCGTAGGCCGCGCTGGATACGTACCAATCAGCCACGGCGCGTCTTCTGCGAGATCATTCCTTGACACTCCCCACGTTGGAGATAAGCGTTGTCTTACCGGGGTTCGCGGTCAGTATAACCGATCCGACACCTACACGAGAGGCGCTGATTGCGACCGCTGAGAATGCCGTGAGGGCGATACCGACGGCTACCGCGTCACCCAATGCCGCCGCTGCTCCAACTCCCGTCGCGATGGAACGCCCGACGCCACTCGCCGCACCAACACCGCTCGCCGCACCAACGCCCGAGATGGTCTGAACGGCGATACCGACTGCACTCGCGGTACCGGTTCCATCCGCCGTCGCAGTTGCCGATGCGACATTGCCCGTGTTGGCGTTCGCCGCACCGACGCCCGCTGATGCACCGACACTTGTCTGGGTGTGTGCGCCAGCGCCATTCGCTGCACCGATACCCGCCGCTGCACCGACACTCGAAGCGGTACCGATGAGCGCGCCAGCGCCGTTCGCCGCACCGACACCCGCCGCCGTGCCATCGCCAACATGGGTGGTAGCGACGATACCGATCGCTGCGCCAGTACCCGATGCCGCGCCCACGCTGCTGTAGGTGACGGCAACCACGCCATGAGCCGCACCGACGCCAGCCGCGACGCCACGCGGAACGGTTGTGCCTATGGCTCGTGCCGCACCGATACCCGCTGCCACGCCACGCGGAACGGTTGACCCGAAGGCGATTGCGGCACCGAAGCCTGTCGCCACGCCACGCGGCACGCTTTCGCCTGCGCCGATTGCGTTGCTGGTGCCGGAGGCAAACCCGACCGGCATAACGTCGCCAACAGCGTGGGCCGCACCGACGCCGGAAGCCTCACCCTTCGGGACAAGCTCTCCGACACCGTGCGCCGTGCCGGTGCCGGAAGCCGCACCGGTTGGAACCGGGACGACGAACTGGATACCGTTCGCGATACCGAGGCCATCGGCCTGACCCGCAGCCTGGACCACGATGACGCTGCCGATCTGGCCGACAGCATTGCCGAGGCCCGTGGCGTGGCCGACGCTGGTGAGCGTGCCCGTCGAAACCGAGACGGCATTGGTCGGGCTGTGGCCCGCCGCAGTGCCGACGCTGATAGACAGACCGAACAGTTCGCTTACGCCATGAGCCGCGCCGGTGCCTCTGGCCAGACCGGTAAGCGGCCAGATGATCGAGCCAAGACCCGCGGCGTGACCGACAGCGATAGCTAGCGTAGCCGAACGTCCCGCCGCGTTCGCCGCACCATGACCAGCCGCGTTGCCAACAGATTGTCGGAAGTAACTTCCAACAGCTTGTGCTGTGCCCTGACCAGCCGCCTGACCGACGCCCTCGAATGATCCGTCAGTGTAGATCACCGGCACGCGGTACGAACTGAAGCTACTGATACCGTCGCGTTGCGTGTAAAACACGAACGTGATCTTTACCGGATCACCGGCGGCGTTCTCGATAGCCGTGTAGGTGTAGCTGGTGGCAGAGATACCGCTGTGCGTACGGATCAACGCATCCGAGGCGCTGTCGCGTACCTCCACGACATAAGTCGTACCTGCCTCTGGCGAGACGGAGCTGCCGTTGTGCGGTATGAACTGATCGGACTGTAGCAGTCGATTGCGTGAGTTCCAAGTAAACACCGCATTGCCAAAGGCACCAAGCGGGACATCGGATAACGCCGGAATGCCGTTGAGGCGAAGATCACCCATCACGTACGGCATGAAGTGTCGCGCGACGATAGTTACGGAATGCGTGGTCGCCAACCGGAGATCGCTCGCGGCAGACGACGTGACGTTCTGAAGCTGTACGCTGATTACCTCGCCGTTCTCAAATGCTGCCGAGGCCGCGCTCAACGTAGCATCATCGAATATGATCTTCTCGCCCGCCGCGTGCTTGATCGGCGTGGTATCGCCGCCGCCGCGATCGAGGACGATCAGCCCGCTACTCGGTGTCATCGCTGACACTCGTACCAATTCTTTATTGCCGATTATTCCGGTCTGACCGATCTGCAACAGATCGAGGTTCATACCGTTGGTAACAGTTACGTTGATATCGTAATAACTGAGTGGTTTACCGCTTGTAGCTGACGGCGCATATGTGCCAATGTCGCGTCCCTGATCTCCTCCGGCGGGTGTCGAGTACATCGCAAAATACTGGCTGGTCGAGGTCGGCCTGCTCGCCATTCCTATCACGCCACCTTCAGCATCTCCCACGGCGGAAAGACCCGCAGTACCTAGGACGCGCAGCATATCCAGATAGCTGGCTTCCTGTACGAACTCGACGACAACCGGCGGCGCGCCGGGGATTATAGGCTCAGGCGTTGTATTGTGAACCGGCGGGGCATAGATCGTGGACGGCAGACCGAACACGTCCTGAAGGCAGTCCATCGTGATCGTGCCGTCAAGCATGGTGCCGTCATCGTACGTAGCGACCCGCAGCACTACGTCGTTGATGCCTTTGTCTGCCGCCACGATCCGCATGACCATGCCGGGTTGAATGCGCCACGCGCGCCGGTCAAACCTGATCTTAAACCGTTTGACGCCAGCGGAACCAGCCTGAAGTTCTCGCAAGGCCACACGCTGCGCGAGGTCTGGATCGGGAATGCCAATGAAATCTCGCGTGACGGAAATAGGGTACCCGAGCGACTGCATGGACGCGAGGTTGTGTACCCTGGTCTGCCGGTCCTGATCGCGGATCGGATCGTGCCACTTGACCACGACCTCATTGGCGAGGATCGTGCTGGCCCCTGTTTCCTGAGTGTCCACCGACAGCAAGCCGGAGCTATAACCGAATATCGGTAACTGATTGTAGTTGTAGTCGTTGCGGATCAGCCGCAGCACCATCAGGCCCGTGCCGCGATCGATGTACATCGCCGCGCCGATGTGATCGATGATGGTCTGGATGAAGTCGTTTATGTCGCCGTCTTTCGACCAGCGTATACACAGGCCGAAGGACTCGTTGAATAGGTAGTTGGCGGCGTAGACCCAGGCATCGTTGTCCAGTTCGTCTGGCGACATGCCTCGACCCCACGACCGGTCGGTCAGGCATTGGTAAAGGATGTGCGCCGGGTTCATCGCCTTGATGATGGTTTCACCCGACGTGATCTTCTGCCACTGCGACGCCGCGCCGTTGTAGCTGGCCATGTCGCCAACGCCCCAGTCGGTAATGCCGTCCAAATTGGTGCCACCGGCAACACTGACGTTGTACGTTTCCCCGCTGTGCCCAACGCCGCTCTGCAAATTCGGGTTGTTGGCAGATGCGTCCCAGACACCGACGGTGCCAGACGTAATCTGCGGCGCGTAGTTGATGACCGCCTTTTCGCGGTACCAGCATCCCGTACGATCCCAGCCTCTAAACGTGCGGCGGGTGCGCGCCTTCCACGGCTTGGCGTATGGGTTGTTCGAAGCGATCTGACCGGACCAGTAAAGCGTGGTGACGCCTCTGAAATCGGATATGTCTCCGATATCTTCCGAGGTCGCGCCTTCGTCGGATTGACCGACGCCATCTTGAAAAGTCCAGTTGCCTTCGTTTGAAGACTGCGGACCGCCCGCGATAGTACTCTTGATGCCGCCGCTTACATTCTGACCCGGCTCACCCAGCATGAAGGTGGCGGTACCCCAGACGCCGCCCTCGCCAGTCTTGCCGCCGAACAAATCCTGCTTGTCGATGAAGATGTCGCCGTTGCTGCCTTGACTGCCAGACCAAGCAGGGAGATCGCCAACTTTCAATGCTACCAGTTCATCAACACTACCCCGGCATATCCCCATGAGAAAATCAAGGAAATACTTATAGCCTACGATTTGTTGTTGATGACTACTCTTCTTGCTCATTTCGCTCGCGCCAGACGCGCCGCAACAACGCGCTCCGCAAACGGGTCTTTCAACGAGAGTAAGAACTCAACCGGAACACCGTCACCAAGAACATCCGCCCACGCTATGCCGTACGCGGCACACCAATCACGCCCGCCGTGACAGCATAGGCGAGCGGCGCGCACGTCGCGTATCGTCACTCGTAAGTCGGAAGTAACTTCCATTATTTCTTACCGGTGCTAACGTCAGCCATGATGTTCTCGGTACGCATGTTGCCGTACCATATCACTTGCCAATCAGGCGTCCAGCAATCTCCGAATACCACCGCTTGTGGCGCGCCTTCATCTGGTATGGGGATGTTGATGTCTTTGAACATGGCCGCGACGGCATCGGGCGGCGGCTTGGGTCTTGGCGTAAGTACAGCCGTGAGGACGTACGATACGACCAGAAGCGCGATCATCCAAACGAAGTTCACGACGGTTCTCCTTCAGAAGATGCGCGAACCGTCAAATGGCGATTTGCCCGACATGAAACCGAAGCCCCCATAGTTAGAAATGTTGTTGAAGCGTTTACAGCCAGCGGGATCGCGAGTGCAGCCGGGATACATAACGGCGTGCATACCTTCGATCATACCATCGGTCTGTCCTATTATCAACACGTCACCGTTATTCACAAGTGGAGTGCTGTTGAGATCGACTAAAATGGCTCGACGTTCAAAATAATTATGGAACGGACTCCACTCAACATAGCCGTTGGTGAGCCGTCCTGGCCAAATGCTGGGGTTGATCGGATGTCCGCCAAGGTGCCTCCAGTGAAAACCGTTCCCGTGAAGATTGGTAAGAGCAACATACTCCGCCCATTGGTTGCGATCCACGCCGCAGTCGCGATCGTATAGAGCGTACGGACATCCACGCGTCCACGATAGACGCAGACCTTTCTTGTTGAGGTACGCCGTTTGGGTATTGGCGACGATATCGGAAGTTACTTCGTCCCGGTATCTCACGGATGACACGTAGCCCACCCATATGATCGGGGCCATGGTGTCACCGTACTGCAACTGGCGCACCGTGACCTTGATGGGATCGGACGGTGGCGTGCCGCGAAACATCTGCACGATGGTCATACCGGAGGGCACCGTTATGGTGAAGTCATCCGTGACGGCTTCGCTCTTCTGCTTGAGGCCGTCGTCCGATATCGATGTAGTCAACCACGTAGCGCCGCTCCAATCTATGTCGCGATCTCCGGTGTTATAAAACCAAAAAGCTTGATCGCGTTGAAATCGGTACAGCCGAACATCCTGTCCAGTATACGTGCCGATCTCCGCGAGATCGTAAGAACTTCCAGACATCATCCAACTCCTATAGGTAGCATGGGCACCATGCGGCCTTCGCCGCCACCGCCACCACTGTCGCCGCCGTCGCCACTGTCACCACCGCCGCTGTCGCCACTGTCGCCACCATCGCCTTCACTGCCGTCCCCGCCGCCATCACCGCCGCCTTCGCCGCCGTGGTCTCCACCACTGCCGAAATCGCCCTGGGTCGGTGGCACCTGATCTATGCTGATGGGCGGCGCGGGACCGTCCGGTGGCGGCGGCGCGGGTGGCGTCACGCCGGTATCTTGATGGAACGATCCGTTCCACACATCCGTCGAATAAGGCTGCGCGTTGCGTCCTTCAGCCATCGTGGCGAACGTAGTTACGATCGTCGCCGGGCCGAGCCCATCCGCGTGGTGCAGAATTTCGATTTCATCCTGATCCTGACGACTGTACGCCAACCAACAGAGACGCAATGTCACGCCGTTACTGACATCCCGATCGAACGGCGAGTCGAAACCTAGTTCTTCGAAATCGTCACTGAGAATGGTACCGGAGACGACCTGTCGGACAAAATTATAGCCGTCGTTGAATTGGAACATCATCAGCCGTCGCGTACGTGGCAAGGTGACATTGTTATCGAGATACGATTTTATCATTTCGGTGAACCCTGATCGGGTCACAACGACGGTCGTAGTACCGGCCGGGAAAATCGTCCGCGTCATCAATTCCGCGTCACGGTAGTACGTCGGCACGTACATCGGCGTACGTTTTCCTTCCAAGAAATACAGCAGACCGCGCAGATCGGCGAGTGCTTTCCTGCCCATCGCAAACCAAGAAAACTGTTGCAACATGAATGATTGATTGCCGAGATCACGCCGGATAGGCACTCGGGCCGTTTGGTTGTCGAACTCCTGGATCAGCCGTGTGTATTCCACCGTGAGGTCTTGCGCTTCGTCAGGAAACAGGTTGAGAACTGGAACGTTGAAATAAGTCTGCGTCGGAGGGATGCCCGTATAATCATTCGGTTCCACCGTATCGAGAGTGAGCGTAACTTGCGCGGCATCATCGGCTCGACGATTACCACGTTGCACGCCGGTTATGCGGCACAGTTTTGTCAAGTAGATACGAGTCGTCGAAGTCGGCCAATCGCGAACCAAGGGGTCTTTAAGTTCGAGAACCCTCGGTGCGAATGTTTGTATCGTGGCGATTTCATACACAAAAGGTGACGTGCCGCGTATCAGGATTATATCGTCGGAAGTTACTTCCGAAAAACTCATATCCGTAACAAGTATGGTGGTATCACCGGCAGTTGCGGGAGCGACAAGGAAATACTTCTCCCACCACAGTGGGTAGTTGAACGTGTGCGATGCTCCCACGTTGTTCATGATGTTATCGTAGAGACGACGAGTTTGACCGATAAGCGTAAAGGCTGCTTCGATCTGACGGCGCGGCGCGTTGCGAAGACGACGACGTTGCTCGATACCCGTCTGCGATGAGAGTACATCGGTTTTCCACAACAGACGCTCCGTCACGCCGTTCAGCCAATCCGGTTCATCGAAAGACCATGGCGTGATGATCTCCGGCGTGTCTTTAGGCCCCTTATCGAAGAGCGGACCATCGCCCTCATCGTCTGAAGGTGCCGGTTGTACGATCGCTAAATCCGCAAGAAAAGAAGTAGTACCGAAGACCGGATCGGGGGCATACCCGCCGGGACCATCATACCTTGTATATGTCAGAAACAACGATCCGTCCGGCGTTAGCGCAATGCTGTTCCATATCAGTCCGAAAAATTCTTGCGGAAGTGCTGTAAAGCCAGTCTCCTGAAGTGCGAGTTCGAATTTCGTACTGAACAATTTCCATATTCCGGTCGGGCCGTCGATAATACCGAAGCCGTGTTTGTCCATAACGCCGATGTTACTGCTAGTTATGTTGTAAGCGGGAAGACCCGCTCTAAGGATACCCATATCAATAATGGGCGGACCGTCGGGATCTGTGTTCGGAGGATGACTGCCCTCTTCAAGTTCAAAAGTGTTCGGTATCCTACTGTCGTACTTGGTCTTCCACATAAGCGAGCCGTCGTTCGCGCTGACCTTCGCGTAGTAACCGATGTTATCAATCGTAGCTAGATTTTTCGAAGAGCCAAGCACCATCACCAGATTGCCATCGGTGTGATCGTAGCCGAGGCTGTTCACCCTTAAACCAACGCTGTTACCGAGAGTGGACCATTTCGGATCAATCTCATTGAGCGTGAAAGAGCCAACCGTAGTCGTATTGAACGTCCCGCCCGAAGAGATGCTAACCCTGAATATCGCAACCGTATTAGGCGGATTACTTGTACCGACAGGAACGTTGAAGTTCTCAAAAGTGAAAAACACCGTCGCACCGGCTGGACCGGACTGACCGGCGACTATATTGGTGTACGTAACCGGAATTGTGAAACCGAGATCGTGCGTTGGTACCGACTGATAAAAACTGGTCGCCGACATAGATCCGACATCTATCGCAAAACATTTAAGCGTAAGACTTTCTAAGCCTACGAGGTAACTTCTTGAACCCGCTGTCACACAGACAAAACTGGTATTGCCAGCACGAAGACCGGCGGGCCACGGCGGTCCGTACGTGTCAGATAGACCGAATTGACCGATGACCTGTAGACTGTCGTGATCGTATTTGTATATCGGTTCCCAATTATGGAGGCCACCTACAGTTGCCTGTCGTTGCATAAGCAAATGTCCGGTCTGCGGAT